GTTAGAAACATTGTTCAAGGCAGAAGAAACAACATCTACTTTAGATGGAAAGAATACAAGGCATCTTGTAATTAAACAACTAGAAATCGATAAACCTGTTGTAAGAAAAAAAGAAATGAAAGAGGTGCCATTTGCATAGAACGATTATACCTGGTCCTCCAGGTACAGGTAAAACATTTACCTTAACAAATTATTTAGAAAAAGAATTGAAAGAATATAAAACAGATCCACAAAAGATTATTTATATATCATTTAGTAATGCAGCAGCTGAAGAAGCACAAAGAAGAATATCAGATAAACTATATCATATCGGTACAATGCATTCTTTAGGAAATAGAGAATTAGGCATTAATACAAATTCACAATTATTAAAAGGAAGTAAATGGAAAACTTTTAAAAACTATTCTCAAGTATGTAGAGACTTATCTTTTGAATCAAGGATAAATGAATTTGGTTTTGTAGAATACACAAACCCACATATGAAAATTATTGAATATGCTAGATCAAGAAAATTAACTATTGAAGAAGCGGCCATACAATTAGATTTATATCAAACAGTTGAAATAAGTTTAACTGAACAAATAAAAATAGATTTAGAATTATATAAGAATCATACAGGTATGATTGAATACTCTGATATGATTTCACAGTTTGTCGAAAAGAAAAAAATGCCTCTTGTTGACATTGTGTTTCTAGATGAAGCACAAGATCTAAGTCCTTTGCAGTGGGATATGTTCTTTTACATAGAGAGTAATTGCAAGCGCTCTTACATTGCAGGGGACGATGATCAAACCATTTACACATTTCAAGGAGCTGATCCTAGTATCTTCATTAATTTAAAAGGTACAATGGACCCACAAATAAAATCTAGAAGAGTGCCTAGAAAAATACATCGATTAGCTGAATCAATATTTCCTTATATGTCTCAAAGATTAAATAAAAAATGGGAACCTAGGGATGCGGAAGGAAACATATATGAAGATTTTAATTTAGAAGACATTGATTTTAGTAATGGTACCTGGATGATATTAGCTAGAACTAATAAAATGTTAGAACCTATTATGGATCATTTATATAATTTAAATTTAAGATTTGATTCTAAGTCACAGAGTCGATTACCTAAAGAAATGGTAAATGCATATAGAGTTTGGGATAGATTAAATAAAGGAGCAAAAGTAAATAAAGATGATGTTAAAGATTTATGGCAATATCTTAGCACCGAGCGGCACGTAGCGAGAGGCTTTAAGAATGAAAAGAAATTAGAATCTATCATCTCGGTTAATATGGATGAGCTTAGAGAACATTACGGGTTGCGAGCGACGGGGAGCTGGGAGCATTTAAATTTTCCAGAAGCAAGTAAGGAGTATATTAAAAGTTTATTAGAATCGGGAGACGATCTAATGAAAAAAGCAAGGATAAAAGTATCTACGATACATAGTGTAAAAGGAGAAGAAGCAGATAATGTTGTTTTATATACAGATATAGAAAGAATCATATATGAATCAGCATTAAAAAATCCTGATCCAGAACATCGAACATTTTTTGTAGGTATAACTAGAGCAAAAGAAAACTTGTTTTTAACAACACCAATATCAGACTATCAATATAACATAGGAGGACCAATAGTATGACAACAAAAGATATATTCGAAAAAGCCTTTCCACAAGAAAAGCAGATAGGCGGAAGTCACTATAAATCGTTTCACATTCAACCATATGAATTTATATCTAAAAACAATCTCAGCTTCTTTCAGGGTAACGTTGTGAAGTACGTTTGTAGATACCAGAATAAAAATGGAATAGAGGATTTAGAAAAAATAATCCACTATTGCGAATTAGAAATAAAAAAGATAAAAGATATGAAAAGGAAGAATAAATGAAAGCAGCAGTAATTGATTTATGTTTTATAACAGGGTGTACAGCCGCATATTTTCTAGCTTTTGAAAAATTTATATGGAGCATATTATGAGAGAAAAAGGAAAAACTTGGGATGGTATATCAAGACCACCTACAGATCAATATAAAAAAAATTACGACGAAATATTTAAAAAGGAAAAAACAGATGAAACAACCGAAGATAAGAAGCAAGATACTACAGATAACAGACAAGATAACTAGTTGGCATTTTAGATTATTTACGTACGTTGCAAAAAAATCTAAAACAAGTTTATGGTTTACATTCTTATTATTATTTTTAGCAGTATATGAAGTTTTTGAACATTTTGTCATACCAGTTATTTTAATTTGGTGGGCTTTGTAAAATGATATTTAGACCAGAAACTGAATGGAATTGTCCGGAAGAATTTCCAGATTTAAGTAATCATAAATATATTGCAATCGACTTAGAAACTAAAGATACAGAATTAAAATCAAGAGGATCTGGTGCTATTCAAGGTAGAGGAGAAATTGTAGGTATTGCTGTAGCTGTTGAAGGTTGGTCGGGTTATTATCCGATAGCACACGAAGGTGGCGGTAACATAGATAAAAGAATTGTTTTAGAATGGTTTAAAAAAGTTTGTGCAACTGATGCTGTAAAAATATTTCATAATGCAATGTACGATGTATGTTGGATTAGATCTTATGGAATAAAAATTAATGGACATATCATTGATACGATGGTTATGGCATCTTTAATTGATGAAAATAGATTATCTTACACATTAAATAGTATTGCCTTTGAATATTTAAGAGAAGTTAAAAATGAAAAAGCATTAACGGAAGCAGCAGAATCTTTTGGTATAGATGCTAAAAAAGAAATGTATAAATTACCTGCAATGTTTGTTGGTTCTTATGCAGAGAAAGATGCAGAACTTACTTTAGAATTATACAAAACATTATCTAGAGAAATAATGAAACAAAATTTAAAAGAAATATTTAATTTAGAAACACAGTTATTTCCTTGTTTAATTGATATGAAGTTTAAAGGTGTTAGGGTCGACGTAGAAAAAGCTCATCAATTAAAAAAAGAATTAAGCACAGAAGAAGAAAAATTAATCCTAGAAGTAAAAAAACAAACAGGAATAGAACCTCAGATATGGGCCGCAAGAAGTATTGCACAAGTTTTTGATAAGCTTGGTTTACCTTATGAAAGAACTGAGAAATCAAATGCGCCATCATTTACTAAAAATTTTTTATCAAATCACAATAATGAATTAGTTAAAAAGATAGCAAAAGCTAGAGAAATAAACAAGGCACATACTACGTTTATTGATACTATATTAAAACACGAGCATAAAGGTAGAATACACGCAGATATTAATCCAATTAGGTCAGATCAAGGTGGTACAGTAACTGGAAGATTTAGTTATGCTAATCCAAATTTACAGCAAATTCCTGCAAGAAATAAAGATTTAGGACCAATGATTAGATCATTATTTTTACCAGAAGTAAATCATAAATGGGGATGTTTTGATTATTCACAACAAGAACCAAGATTAGTTGTGCACTATGCAGCATCTACTGAACCTATTTGTTTTAGTGATGCAGTAAAAAGCATAGTTGAAAAATTTAAAGATAATTCTGTAGATTTTCATCAAACAGTTGCTGATATGGCAAACATAAAAAGAAAAGATGCTAAAGTAATTAACTTAGGTTTGTTTTATGGAATGGGTAAAAATAAATTACAAGCTGAATTAGGTTTAAATACAAAACAACAAGCAGAAGAATTATTTGATCAATACCACGAAAGCGTACCTTTTGTTAGAGATCTTATGACATATACTTCTAATCAAGCACAAACAGGATCAATAGGAACTTTATTAGGTAGAAGATGTAGATTTAATAAATGGGAACCAAATCAATTTGGTATGCATAAACCTATGGATTTTGAAGAAGCTGAAAGAACTTATGGCCGAGGTAGAATTAGAAGAGCATTTACATACAAAGCGTTAAATAAATTAATTCAAGGATCAGCGGCAGATATGACTAAAAAAGCTATGTTAGATTTATATAAAGAAGGTATAATACCACATATTCAAATACACGATGAATTAGATATTTCAATAGAGTCTGAAAATCAAGGTAAAAAAATAATTGAAATTATGGAAAATGCTGTTACACTTGCAGTACCAAATAAAGTTGATTTCGAATCAGGATCAACTTGGGGCGATATAAACGGTTAATACCCGCGCGTAATCTACGCATCAATCATTAAACTACGGAGGAAAAAATGGCGAAAGCTTATTGTAAAAATTGTGACCATAAATGTCATTGTAAAGGGTCTGGATATTTTTCAGATACTTCTAACTGCGGATGTGGTTGTTAT